GCGTTCAGGTCGAGGCCGACCGCCGCGAGCGCCTTTTCCGCCGCCGCGATCTGGTTCTTCGCCTTTTGCGTTAGGGTCACTTCTTTTTCCATTACGTCGCTCCCCTCATGTGTTCGTCCACGAACGTTTCGAGCGCTTGTAGCGCGAGCCACTGGTCGATCGGGTTCGAATTCTCGTCCTTCGCAGCGAATTCCGCGATGATTTTGGGGTACGAGATTTCGGCTTTGAACGGTATCCGCTGACCCCCCAGCAGCATTTCGCCACTGAGGGTAGCGGTCCGGATTCGGACCGCCGCCCGCTTCACGCGGCCACCTTTGCTGACTGCTCGCGCAGTGCGCGGCGGAGCATGTTGCCCAGGTTCATGCGCTGCATGCCGGGGTTGAGGTGGCAGAAGCGCTCCAGCAGCGAATCGCTCGACACTTCCAGCGTGCGGGCAACGAGCTTGTAGACGCTGTGCAATTCCAGCGAGCGCAGCTGCTCGGCGACGCTGTCGCCCTTGTCGATCGAGCGCTTTTTGGAACCGTCGGTGCGCACAGTAGTGTAGGCGCTGTATTGCGGCAGGTAGCCAGCGTAGACGACACCGTTGAGGCGCTCCTCGATCGGCTTGCGCGTAGTGACTGGGCGCACGATGTCGCCTTTGGCGCTCGCGTCACGGTCGGTGAGCACATACTCGCGCAGGATTTCGGACTGCACTTCGGTGATCTTCGACAGCTGGCCATTGCGGACCTTGTACTCTTTACGCTGTCCGATCTGGCGGACCGTAGTCCAGCCGCCGTTGACGGCGACGATTTCGACTTGGTGAGCGGTGCGGGTGTCGATTGCGATTTTCATGATGTGGGCCTCTATTGGTTGGTTAAAAGACTTTATTATAACACGGGTCGGGTAATTTGTCAATCCCCCCTCTGTTCCGGGTCGGTCACCTCGACCAAATGCACGAACGCACGACAGAGGGTTTCAACGTGCTCCTCAGCCAACAACCCCGTGTCGTATTCGTACATCTGCTCGCGTGCCTCTTCCAGATCGCGAAGCTCCCAGTCTTCGGCCTCGTCCACCAGATCCGAAGCCTTTTGCAGGTCGACGACTTGGGCTATCGTCAGACCAAGCGTTTCGAGCACTGCGATCGCGATTTCGAGCTTTTGTTTGGCTTCGCTATTCATTTGAATCGTTTGCATTTTGTGTCCTCTATTGGTTTGTTAAAAGACTTTATTATAACACGAGTCGGGTAATTTGTCAATCCCCCTATCCCCTCGAATAGTGCACAGGGCGCTCGTACCTGCCGGTTTCGCTCCGGTAGACCGTCACCCACCGACCCCAGCGGGTGCCGTTGTCCCACGCCCACTGGCGCGTTTCGCCATAGGCGATCGGTGGGCTCGTGATCGGCCACGACTCAACCAACCCCTCGGCGTCGAGCGCATCGTTCAACGTGTCGAACCAGCTGGGCTTGTTCATAGTGGACCTCCCAGGGTCTGGTCAATCGGACCGCCGAGCCAGATGCGGGTTTCGATGCCGGACTCCTGCAGCACCTGCACCGCCAACAGGGTCGGGTACCGGCCATCGTCCGAGAGCCAGTCGATCGAGACGATCGGGTCGTCCGCGTGTGGGTTCAGTAGGTCGTCCAGCCGAATTTCGGCAACGTCCCGCTTGTTCAGGTCGAGCCACATTCGGGCGGCTTCCTGCAACATGGCTGAATGGCTGGTATTCATTTTGCGTCGTCCTTCATGATGTAGGTGAAAAGGATCCACTTGGCTCTGTTCATCGCCTGTCGTGCGTCCTCGACCTGCATGAACGAATAGGTACCGGCGTTGTCGTGCGCGATCATCTCCTGTGCGTCCGACAGGATCGACGCTGCCATCATCGCCGGACCCGAAAAGCGGAATGTGATCGACCGCTCGACCGCTTCGCGCATTCCCGCCTCGGTCACACCGTACATGCGGATTTGGCGACGCTCCGCGTCGGTCAAGTCTTGGTATCTTTGCATTGCTTGCATTTTGGCCTCTATCGGTTGGTTAAAAGACTTTATTATACCACGGGTGCAACACTCTGTCAATCCCCTCTGCATTTCGCTTCGAGCAGCAGTACCTGGAGCCTGCCGATTTTCGCTTTGTTGTACGCGACGATCGCCTCGGCGTATTCGACCGCGTTCTGCGCCCTGAGTAGTGCGAAAGACGACTCCAGCAAGTCCTGCTCCATCGTTTCGCGCAGCGTTCTTTTGCCGGTAAAGCGGCGGAGCGCGTCGGCGATTGGTGCTAGTGTGTTCATTATTTCGCTCCTTGAATAATTCGGTCGATTATCGTGGTGCACTCGGTCACACCGCCGTTGCAATAATGCAACTGCTGGGTAGCATGCTGCGCTTTCACTTGAACGGCGTGGGAGACGAATTTGGTCATCAGCACAATGGGAATCTGCCACTCAAACTGTTGCGACCTTGCCTCGTCCGCCGTCAGGAACTTCAACATGATGGGCGAATGCTTGCATTTCGCTATTACGGAATCAACTTGCCCGCCCACCAACCCTATGACTAGCACCCGCCGGACTTCACGAACCCCGGGTGCGTCGGCGAGGCTTTCGCGTTCGCGTACGTTCGCTTTCGCCGCTGCTCGGTCCACTTCGACTGGTTGTGGCGACGGGGTTGACTGCTCAGGGGTCACCGCCGTTTGCACACGCTCGATCACCATCTTGCAAATCTGGTCCACCAGCGCGACGAGAGTTTTGCCTATGGTGGTCTCGAACGACTCGACAAGCTCGGGTGCCGGTATCGGTGCCGGTGCCACGTTTTTTAATTCTTTCGCCCGCTCCCTGGCCTTGCTAATCATAGGTCCGTACGTTTTGAGCTTGGGGTAGTTGATTTTCGCACGGCGCGATTCGGGCAACTGCAACTGAGCGTAGCGTAGCGCAGCTTCATCACTGAGTGACGAGTTAACGCCGATTTCCCGCACCAACGAATTGAACAATAACTCGTTCTCGGCATTCGACCATCTGACTCTTTGCATGATTGTCCTCTATGTGTAAAAAGCGGGAGAGCCCTCACGAGCCCTCCCCAAATGGCAACTGCAGCGTCCTACTGCAGTATTCCGATTATACCAAGGCGAGTGCCGACTGGAGCGCGTCGCGTTTCAACCGAGCGCCAGCACCGAACCAAGCCGATTGCAGGCGCGTGTCCCGCGAGGTGGCACCACGCTCGTGATCGGCGAACCGGGTCACGGCGTTCAGCAGCCCCCAGACGGTGCCGGTAGCCGTTTTCGTCTGCTGCCCGATCCCGTCGAGGTAGATCTTGGTCACCAGTTCGATCATCGGGCGCTTGGCTTTCGGGTCGATCTCCTCGTCCGCACCGTAGAACACATCGAGGAAATATTTGACCGCCTCCTCTTTCGACACGGTGCGCTTGGACATCGTCGTCGCGTCCGCTTTGAACTTGTCCCACGTGCCGCCGACGAGCCCAAGCTCGGTCTTGAACCGCGTCGGGTTGAACTGGGTGCTGTGCGGTACGCGGATCTGCCCGGTCTTGCTGTCGACCGCGACCGATAGCGTATTGTTGCAGACCACCCGGGTGGTGGTGAATTGCGCGAGATTCGAAAGCGTCCCGTCGCAAGAGGTCGCGAGCAGCAGGTACGGCAGCACCACATCACCGCCGCCCACATCGAACGAATCGTCAGCTTTGGCGAGCGCCCAGTAGGTCGCGCCCTCGCGCAGCATACCAGCGGTCTCCATCTTGAAACCGCCCACCTCGCACAGGTCGCGAAAGAACTCCATCACATCGCGGGGTTGCGTGATGTGGTAATTGCTCGACATCACCGAAAGCGGGGCACCGGTGTCGCTCCGGTACAGCGCCCAGCGCTTGGGCACGGTCTGCATGCGGACCGGCGCGTCGTTCTCGTCGCGCACCTCGTAGGCGATCGCGCCCTTTTTAATTTCCCAGTCGAACCCCGCCTCGCGGGTCCAGGTATCCAGATTCGCGTCAGGGGTGAGCGCTTGCCCGAGTCCGTGCCACGGGGTTTCGCCGACATAGGCCATAGCAGCTTTACCAGCGCGGTTGATGTGTAGTTCGTGAGCCATGATGGTGTCCTCTATTGGTTGGTTGTTGAAGTCTAAATTATACCACTCGTACAACAGTCTGTCAAGTATCTGCCAGCTTCGCCATGCTGGTCAGGTCGCGGATCGCGAGCAGCCGGTGAGCCATGTCGCTCACCAAAAGGTACAGCCTATCCTTTTCGGCTCGCAGCTTCGCGATTTCGGCCTGCGCTTCACCGAGCGCTAGGTCCAGTTCTCTTTCGATATCGGTCATCTCAGGGTCTCCAGTACAAAAGGTCAAGGGCTAACACGACGAGGGCGACCAAAAAGACCACCCGTTCAACGCGCTCGGCGGACATCAAAGCACCTCCGTCGCGTCAATGTTCATCGACACGCTGGTCTTGGTGTGCGTCGAGCACCACTCTTCGCCCAGCTGCTCGCGAGCGGCCACCGTGTCGAGGCGCTCGGAGGTCACGTGGCGAGTCTTGAGCACGTAATTCACGCCCCTGTACACGGTGTCCACGCCGCCACAGTCCTCGCGCACCGCTTTGACCAGTTCCTTTTCGCGCTTGGCGAGCGACGCGATCTGCTCGCGCAGTGCTGCCAATTCGTCGATCACCTGCGCGGTGACCACTATCGCGGGAGTTATAACTTTTGCCATTTTGCTGTCCTCTATCGGTTGGTTAAAAGACTTTATTATACCACGGGTGGGACTACTTGTCAATTATCCTCTCCGCCGTGATTTGCGCGTACCCCGCTATGTCCACCCACGAATCCCGGTGCTGCGGGTCACCGTTCAGAATCCGCGAAATCTTGTGCGCGATCATGTCGAGCGACTCCTTCTGGTGGCTTTTCAGCCGCCTCCACCCGTCCTGCTCGCGCATGTACTCTTTCAAGTCCTGCGCGATGACGCCTTG